GTCGAGGTATGGCCATTGTCGATATGGCTGGTCGTAAAAAAACTTCTGGTCGTTCTTCAGGTCGCGCTAAACCATCTAATCGCAGACCAACTGGTTACAGATTGAATGGTCAAGGAACAGCCCTGATAAGAAACCTGAATAAGACTTCTGGTGCTTCACGTTACGTTTGGCCTGCCGCTTTGAAAAATCAGAATTTAATCGATAATAGTATTGAACGTTCTTTACAAGAAGCATCCGCAAAGGTGAACAGAAACTTATTGGTGGTTAAGTAATGGCAATTATTGTCCCGATTCTCACGCAGTTTGATGACAAAGGAATCAAGTCTGCTGTTAGAGAATTTGAAAGAGCCAAAACAGGTATAGATAAATTTGGTGCTGTTGGAAAGATTTTTGACAACGTTGGCCAATCTTTAACAAAGAATTTAACAGTCCCAATTCTTGCTGTTGGTGGGGCTTTAGGTTTTATGATCAAAGAGGCCATAGAGGCCGAGGCTGTAACTTCAAGACTTAGACAAATTTTATTAACAACTGGTGGTGCAACAAACGCCCAAGTTGATGCTTTATTAAAACAAGCCGCTGCTTTAGAAAAAGTTGGTGTTGCTTCAAGGGAAAGCATTGTTACAACGCAAGCACAATTAGCAACTTTTGATTTACAAGCCAACACAATCTCTGCACTTACTCCAGCGATTTTAGATTATGTTCTAGCAGAAAAAGGGGCTACGGCAACCGCTGACGATTTCAAGTCAATGACAAATGGTTTGGCTCAAGCCTTGAATGGTCAATTCGGTTCTCTTACAAGAGTTGGTTTCGTTCTTGATGAGGATACTAAGAAAAAGATTGCTAATGGTACAGAATCTGAACGTGCCGCAGCATTAGTTGATGTTTTGAATTCAACTTACAAAGGTTTCAATGAATCACTTTTAGCAACTCCAGAGGGTCGAATTATTGCCTTACAGAGAGAATTTGGGGACTTAAGACAAGAACTTGGTTCAGTATTTCTTCCTATTGCAATGGAAATCAGCGCAGTCATAAAAGACAGAGTGATTCCTGAAATTCAAAAACTTGTCGATAAATTTAAGGCTTTAAGTCCTGAAACAGTTGAAACAGGGTTAAAGGTTTTAGGTTTAATTGCAATCCTTGGACCACTACTTATTGTTATTGGAAAAGTTATTGGCGCAATTCAAGTATTTATTGGAGTTTTCAAAGTATTATCGTTAGTTTTATTAACAAACCCAATATATGCAGTAGCAGCACTACTAGCAGTTTTAGTTGTTGCATTGATTCACGCTTTTCAAACCTCAGACAAATTCCGTCAAGGAATACAAAAACTGGGTAACGCTTTTATTACTTTTGCTGAGGGCGCACTTAATTTTGTTATTGATCATATGAATTTGTTTTTGAAAGGAATGAATTTAGTAATTAGAGGCTTACAAATGTTTGGGGTTGATGTTAAAGAAGTTGGGCAAATAGCCCCAGTCGCACTTAAACGCATCAGTCTTTCAACAGTTGAAGCATCTAACAATATGGGTGCTTTAGCAGCACAAACAGATACGTTAGGTACAGCAATTTCTACTGAAGTTGTCCCAAGCGTAGGAAAAATGAACAAAGGATTAGAAAAAACTTCTGAAGAACTTAAAAAAGTTAAAGAAGCAGCAAAAGGTGCGGCTCAAGTTGTTGTGGATAATCTTGAAGATGCTTTACGTAAAGCAGAATCAGCACTTGATGACGTTCGTGGAAAATTTATAAATTTCAAAGATGCAATCGGCAACACAATTACAGGTATTTTAGATTTTGGTAAAGCAGCCGAATCTGAGGATTTCTTAAAAGGTTTAGCGGATCAGGCAACTAAGGCGACTCTTTTCGCTGACAAGGTTAAACAACTTGTTGTTCTTGGTTTGAATGAACGTGCTATTAGACAAGTTTTGAATGCAGGTTTTGAGGCTGGTTCAAAGATTGCTGACAGCATAATTATTGGTGGCGCAACAGTAGTTGATCAAGTCAATACTCTTGTTGATTCAATATTCAATGTTGCTGATCAAGTTGGTGAATTTGGTGCTGTGGCTTTTTATGACGCTGGTGTTAAACAAGCAGAGGCTATGGTCGCTGGAATCAAAGCGGAATTAGAAAGAGCAAGAGCAGACCTAAAATCAGTAGTTGAAAGTTTATCAACAACTGCTCCAACAGGCGGTGCTCCTAGCCCAAGTGGACCTGCTCCTGAAGAAAAACGCAAAACTGATACAGGAACAATATTGCAACCAGGAAAACTTTTAACCTCAACTCAATTTGCTAAAGCCGCAAATGTTTTGAAAACTTCTGGAACAGCAGCGGCTTCTTATACTGCTTTGGCTTATGCTCTGCAAAATAAAACTGTTCGTATGGCTAAAGGTGGAATTGTTACTGGACCAACAAATGCACTTATTGGTGAAGCAGGACCTGAAGCAGTTATTCCCCTGTCAGGTAAAAACGCTGGAATGGGAAGTACTTACAACATAACTGTTAATGCTGGTATCGGAACAAATGGCGCACAAGTTGGCCGCGACATTGTTGAAGCAATAAGAAAATATGAACGCTCATCTGGTCAAGTGTTTGTGAGAGTCTAAATGGCTTTACCAACAAAAACAGTTGAAATTGGTTTTGATTTAACTTCACAAGGTGGACCTTTTTTCACTCTTGATGATGAAGTACAAGGTGTTTTAGATAACACAGAATTTACTTTGGGTGGAACACTTTTTTATGATGTGACAGATTATGTTATTTCGATAAATACTAATCGTGGTAAAACTCGCGAACTTGACAGATATGATGCTGGAAACTTGGAAGTAGTTTTTGATAACACAACAAGAGTTTTTGATCCTTTGTACGCTTTAAGTCCTTACGCTGGTCAGATTGTTCCTCACAGAGAAATCCGTGTCAGATCAAATGGTTCAGCAGTTTTCTATGGTTTGATTGATGACTGGAATTTGTTATATCAACCATCTGGTGATAATCAGGCTGTTGCTTTGGCTTCTGATGGTTTCACTTTGCTTGCAACACAAGCCTTAGCAGCACACACCGCTATTCCTCAACTTACTGGTGCAAGAATAAATACAGTTCTTAGCAGACCTGAAGTTAATTGGCCTTTAGCAAACAGAAACATTGATGTTGGAACAATCAACTTACAAGGTGATGTTGTTGATGATGGAACTGGTGCTTTAACTTATTTACAAATTGTTGAACAAACAGAGGGTGGTTCTTTTTTCATTGATAACTCAGGTAACGCAACTTTCCAAGACACTTTGGCTGGTCCAAGTTCTACCAATTTAGTTGTTTTAGCAGATGATGGTTCTGGTATTCCTTTTTCTAATGTTGCAGTTGTTTACGGATCAGAATTTTTGTATAACCGAATTGTTGTCACTCGCGCTGGTGGTAATCCACAAACTGTTGATGATTTTAATTCACAGAACTCTTATGGTATTTCTTCATATAACTTAGATGGCTTGTTGTTTAATTCTGATATTGATGCGTTGAATTTGGCTGATTCTTTACTTGGAGAATATTCTGAACCTGAGTATCGTTTTGATTCGATTACTGTGCAGATGTCTGAATTGACTTTGCAGCAGCAAAATAATTTGTTGGCTTTAGATTTGACTGATCAGATTGAGGTCAAATTTACCCCTAACAATTTAGGTTCACAGATAGTCAAGTATGGGGAGATTATCGGGATTGAACATAACATTGGTATATTTGTTCACGAAATTACGTTCAAGTTAAGTACCCTTGATTTTGCTGAATTTGTGCTTGATGATGAAGTTTTCGGTCTACTCGACACAGGTCGTTTGGGCAATTAGAATAACTCTAAAGAAAGGTAGTTAAATGGCTGGTGCAGGTTTTAGGACTTTTACTGCTGGTGATGTTTTAACAGCAGCCCAAGTAAACACTTTTTTGATGCAACAATCTTTGATGGTTTTTGCTGGAACTGCTGCACGTGGTAGTGCAATTGCTTCACCTAGTGAGGGAATGTTCACTTATTTAACTGACACTAATGCTTTGGAATATTATGATGGTGCTGCGTGGCAAGCCTTTACTTCAGGTGGCGGCGGAGCAACTTTTAACGAATTTTTATTGATGGGCGCATAAGGAGAGAATAATGACAACAACATATAAGGTTTTAGGTCAAATAGCAGCAGGTTCAGTAACAAATGAAACAGTTTATACTGTGCCATCAGCAACTGAAGCAGTTGTTTCAACTATTACAGTTTGTAATCGTGGCACAGCAGCAGCAACTTATCGTTTAGCAGTAAGACCAGACGGAACTGCTTTAGGTAATCTTCATTACATTGCTTATGATGCAACTGTTCCTGGAAATGATGCAATCGCTCTAACTCTTGGTTTATCTTTGAACGCTTCAGATATTATTGCTACTTATGCTTCTAACGCAAATTTAACTTTCAATGTTTTCGGCGCAGAGATTATCTAATTATGGCAGTTAGACAATTTAGTCGAGCCAATATTTTTGATGGTGTTAAATTTGATAGATTAAATCAATTTTCTATTCTAAATTTAGAATATTTAATTGTTGCTGGTGGTGGTTCAGGTGGTCGTGAAACTGGTTCTCCATCTGCTAAAGGTTCTGGTGGTGGTGGTGCTGGTGGTGTAATAACTGGTACTGCTCGCGTTGCAAAAGGCTCTTACACATTCACAGTTGGTGCTGGTGGTGCTGGTATCTCTAGTGGAAATACTCAAGGAAATAAAGGAACTAATTCTGAAAGTATTGGTTTTATTGCTGACGGTGGTGGTGGTGGAGCAGTTCAATCAGCAGGAAGCAATCGTGACGGTGGTTCTGGTGGCGGTGGCGGTGGTGACGGTTCTTTTGCAGGTGGTGGTACTTCCACAAGTGGTCAAGGAAATAATGGTAGTGCTGCTGGTGGTTCTGGACAAAATGGTGGTGGTGGTGGTGGTGTTGGGGCTACTGGTGGTAGTGCTGCATCTTTAGGTGGTGCAGGTGGAGCAGGAGTTGCTTATTCTATAACAGGTTCTTCAGTAACTTACGCTGGTGGTGGTGGTGGTTCCGGACAAAATGGTATCGGTCTTGGTGGTGCAGGTGGTGGTACAAATGGAAATGTGAACAATAACTCAAGTAATGCAACAGCAAATACTGGTGGTGGTTCAGGCGCACTTTTTGACAACACAGGAACAGGTAAAACTTCAGGTAATGGTGGTTCAGGAATAATTGTAATTGCCTACCCTGATTCAGGTCCTGATATATCTGTCGGTGCAGGATTAACTTTTACTAGAAGCACAGTTGCAAGAGCAGGATTCAAAGTTTATACTTTTACTGCAGGAACAGGAACGGTGACTATATAGTGGCACACTACGCTTTTTTAGATGAAAACAATATTGTTACAGAAGTAATAACAGGTGTTAATGAAGATGTGACTCAAACAGATTTAGATGGCACTTTAGTTGGTGGCTCATCCGAGGCTTGGGAAACTTTTTATGGAAATAAAAGAGAACAAGTTTGTAAAAGAACTTCTTACAACGGAAACATTCGCAAAAATTATGCAGGAATCGGATACATTTATGATGAAATCCGTGACGCTTTTTATTTACCACAACCATATTCATCTTGGATATTAAATGAAGATACTTGTCAATGGGAATCACCAGTGCCTTATCCAAATGATGACAAAGATTATGTTTGGGATGAAGATCAACAACAATGGACAGAAATAGAAGTACCTGAATAATCATCACGTCTATACAACGTATATACAACCTGCGAGGTAAACATTGTTTTGGCACAATACTGACATTGCAACAGAACAACAATTCAACGACTTCTTAAACAGTTTCACAAATGATGAACTTGTTTCAGCCAGTAAAGCGCAAAGAGAAAACCAGTTAGACCCCCCAGAATTTAGTGATCTATATTTTTTATACAAAACAACCAGAGAATCCTACGCTGTTTCAATCCTAGAATTCGGATCAGGCTACTCAACCCTGATATTTGCAATCGCCCTTTACCAAAACTATTTACAATTCGGGCAAGAATATCTCAAAAAATGCACACACCCAAACGCTTTCCAACTACTAACAGTTGATGCTTTACCATATTTTCTTGAAACCAGCATAAAAAGAATCCCAGAAGAAATACAAAAATTTGTTATCCCTCACAGTTCTGAAGTTGAACTGTTTGAGTTCGGTGGGGCAGGCGGTCAGATAGCAAACAGGTGGACAGATTTACCTAACTTCAGCCCAGACTTAATCTACATTGATGGTCCTGATCCTGAACAAATACCAACAGAAATCAAAGGATACAAATACAACAATTTTTCTTTACCAATGTCAGCGGATGTTTTACAAAGAGAATTTTTTTTGTGGAATGGAACACAAATAATTATGGATGGTCGTGGTGCTAACGCAGAATTTCTGCGAAGAAACCTAAAACGTGATTGGCATTACTTAAAAGATTCCTATAATGATAGACACATTTTTAGGCTGAATTCTGAGCCTTGGGGTTATTTCGCTAACCAACACTCAGATTTCAAAAGACGTATGGCCGAGCAGAAGTTACCTTGGGTTGTTTCTAGGGAAAAATATCTTAAAATGAGTTTGGAAACTCAGGTATAGAATAAAATTATGAACCTGCGCATCTATTTTTAGAGAGGTTCTAATGAAACCAGCAATAATTAAAGACGTAATTTTTAGATCAATAGCACTATTCCTTGTGACAGCACTTCCAGCAATCGGTGCTGGTGCGTTCATTGGTGTTGAACCAATAAATTCCGCTGTTATTGCGGGAGCACTCGCTGTTTCAAAAATTGCAACTGATCTCGCCAAAGCGTTTTTGGATGACGGAAAACTTACTCAAGAAGAAGTTGATGCAATATTTAAGAAAGCCAACAAAAAAGCCGAGGGTGGCAAATAAAAATGGGTTTACCTATTAAAGATGGAAAGATTACAACTAAGTATAAAAAACTTGGAAAAATGTGGTCTAAGGGTTATCACACAGGAGTTGATTTTGCTGTTAAATCAGGCACAGAGATTTTGGCTGTTGCAGACGGAAAAATTGAACCTGCTAATTGGGGAAAAAGTTACGGGATTCAGGCAGTACAAAAAGTTGAGGGTGGCTGGGTTATTTATGCTCATCTTTCAAAACTTGAAGTCAAACCTGGTGACAAAGTTGTTAAAGGTCAAAAAATAGGTTTGTCAGGTAATACTGGTAATTCTTCTGGCCCTCATTTGCATTTTGAAATGAGAGATAACATTCGTTGGTCTGCTGGTAAAGACATTGATCCTAAAGGAATTTTGGAAGCATAATTGTATAAGCGCACCAAACTGCGCTTAATTCTTTTATCACTTTTATTTGTATTTGTTATGCAACCAAGTTTTGCTGACGAACAAATAATTGAATTGTCACCTGAAGTTTCTAATGTTGATGTTCCTGTTGAGGCAACAGAACCAACGACTATAACTATTCAGACAACAACTGGAACACCTCAAACTAATCCTGGCTTTATTGATTCTTGGGTTGAACTTTGGCAAGGTGCAACTAAATTGTTTGCCAATGATGATGGCGCACATTCATCCACAAATGTTTTAGCATCTTATATTTCTGCACCAATTGAAGCAGGATCATATTTTATTCGAGCAACTTCTTACGCTTTTATGTGTTGTAACCAGTCGCCAACAGGTAGTTATCTTTTAACTTGGAATGGTGTTACAACTATCCCAACAGCCACGCCAACAGCAGAGCCAAGCCCACAGCCGACAACAGAGCCGACTCCCACAGATGAGCCATCTCCCAGCGCAACACCCGAACCATCACCAACTGAAACTTTTTCACCTACACCAATCCCAACACCAGAATTAACACAAGAACCGCAGCCACAAACAAACACAAATAACCAACAAAGCGAACCGATTTTAATTCAGGATATTCCAACCCCAACACCAGAGATAGTGCTGCCAGAGATAGAAGTGATAGAACCAGAAATAGTTGAACAAATTGTTGAAGAAGAAACAATTGAAACTCCTGTCGTTGAACCTGAATTAAGTGTAGAGGAAATACAGGAACAAATAAACGATGAATACATTGCTGAAAATACAATAGAATTAGCAGTACCAACTGCGCTTGCAGAAATACCTGGTGTTGCTGAACTTTTTGCGGCAACCGAAGCGATTATGAATGTTGGTTCTGATATGACTCAAGAGCAACGTGAAGAATCACAATCTGTTGTTGTGGGGGCAATTATTATTACGCAGATCGCTTCTATAACCAGCATTTCTGTATCACAATCTTCTACAAGAAAGTCAAGTAAATAATGAATTGGGTTAGAAAATATGTTGTTGCTATGTCGGGCGATATTTACACGTACGTTGGATTACTTATTGCTTTTTTCACACTTGATGGAAGCGCGAAGAAAATTACTGGTTTTCTCATTCTTGGTGGTCTAGTAATATGGCTTGTAACTCTGCCTTTAAGGGATTCTGATGACTGAAGCAATTATTATGGCTGGTCAGGTTGCTGGTGCTTTATCAGCAATTGGGGCTGTTGTTTACGTCATTGTTAAATATGTTGTTGTTAAGCCGATTCAAAATTATATTGATAAAGCGACCTACCCAATTTCCCCTACTGCAAATGGCGGAAAATCACTCCCAGATGTTATACGTGCGATTAAAAGGGTTGAGGTCAAAATAGAAAAACTTGATGATCGTGTGCAAACCCTTGAGGACACGCTGAAAGTCCCCCAAAGCCTTTAATTGTCAGACCTACCCTTTATATTGTGTATAACAGGGAAAGGACAAGAATTGCCTAATATTACAGACCCAGAAATCTGGGACAAATTATCAATCCAAGCGAAAACAAAGTTTCTTGCTTTTCAGGCTGATTTAGCCGAATCAAGATGTGGTACTTGTTACCAATATGTTTGCACTTGTGGAGAGGACTTCTGATGGGTTTTGATTTAAGCCAATATGAGACTGTGGATTCGAGAATTAAAGAGTGGTATTCCAGATGGCCTGATGCTCGAATTGAAACTGAACTTGTGCATTTTTCTGACACACAGTTTAAACCTGTTGCAACTGGTTGGGCTGAAGAAAAAGTTGGTTCAAATATGATGACTAAGAACTTTCCAGCAGAGATAGCGGAAACCAGTTCAATCGGTAGAGCGCTTCAGAACGCAAACATATCAACTAAGAAAGATGCTCCTAGGCCAAGCCGCGAGGAGATGCAAAGAGTAATTGATAAAGGTGAACAACCTCTCACAGTTACTGGTGGTCCAATGAACAGGGCTAAGGCAACAGAAAAACAAATAGGTTTTGCAATCTCAATGCTGAAAGAAATCGCACAACGATTGGAATTCAGTTTTGAGGATGTAATGAAATGGGCGTGTGAGGAATACAAGTGCCAAACACTTGAAGATTTCTCTATGAAACAAATTTCACATTTCATTGCAGATTTGCAAAAAACAAAGCAACAAGGTGAATCGTCTGTGTTCTATAACTTGGTGAGAGCCAAAAAAGGTCCAGATTATGATCCTTGGGTTACGCCGACCAACTAACAAAGGAATCTATTGCTAGAAAACCTACTTATATTACTTGCGCCAACTTATGTTGAACAAGATGAAAAGGTAGTAATCAACGCAGTTAGACAATATGTTAAGAAGCAATATTCTGCGTCACAATGGAAATGTATTGACGAGTTGTGGCAAAGAGAAAGTTCTTGGCAAACGAAAAAGAAACCTTGGAGAGCCAGAAATGCGTCAAGTGGTGCTTATGGAATACCGCAAGCATTACCTGCTGCAAAAATGATTTCTCACGGAGTTGATTTTTCAACGAATCCTTACACCCAAGTTAATTGGGGAATGGATTACATTTCCAAAAGATTTGGGAATCCTTGTAGGGCGTTAGCATTTCACGACAGAAAAGGCTGGTACTAAAAGATGATTCCTGCGCTCATCTTTCAATATTTATTTTTAGCAATTTTAGGAATCGCTGGTTTAATAACCCTTATTTTTAATTTCAAACGATATTGTGATCTAACCGAGAAAGAGGACAGATGAAAGAAGTACGACCTTATGGCACAGTTGAGAAACGTGCAAACAATCGTTACCGAGTAAGAATTGGTAAAAAGCACGGACACACAACTCTTGGAACTTTTGATTCAAAGATTGAGGCTGAAGAAGCCCTAGCAACATTTATTCGAGAAGAACAAATACAGGAAGAAAAATACAAAAACGTTCCAACTAACACGGCGACAAAACCTTACGCTGAAATTGGACCTGATGGTGGAGAACTAGCAACTGGGGTTTTAACTGAACCTATTGGTGATGATTGGTCTGTTGTTCTTAAATCTTTTGGTCTTGATCCTAATGTTTTTGAAGTTGTTGGTGACAAGGTTCGAATGTCTAAATGGCAATCATCAAAACGTTTAGATAATGGTGATAGAGATTTAATCTGGTTGTATTCGTATAGAGCAACTTTTGCTCGCAAAAAAACACCAACCATAGATGATAGTGACATAAATCAAATTCGTGCCAATATTAGGGCTTTTAAGCCGTCTAAACAGGCTTCTAAGGCTGTTTCACAAGAACCATCAACATTTGTGTTTTTGGCCTCTGATTGGCAGTTAGGTAAGTCTGCTTCTGGTGGTCCAGCGGCAACAACTAAACGTGTTCTGGATTCTTTTGAAAAAACTGTTAAAAGGATTCAAGAACTGCAAAAGACTGGTCGCAACATTGAGCAGATTGCTTTTGTGAATATGGGTGACCCAGTTGAGGGATGTAATAACGAGTTTTATCCATCTCAATTATTTAGCGTTCAACTCACACAAAGAGAACAATTGCTTCTTGCTTTAGATTTGTGGACATTGGGTGTTTCAATGTTTGCAGGTTTAGCACCAAAAATGAAATTTATTTCTACTCTCTCTAATCACGGAGAATGGAACAGACGTAACGGAAAAAGCCAAAGCACAGATAGCGATTCCGCTGACGGATTCTTATCAGAAACTTTGAAACGAATCCTTGATGATAAAAAACTTGTTGATGAATGGGTTATCCCACACGATCAAATGTCTGTGACAAGTAATTTATCTGGAATGGAATGCGCGTTCACTCACGGACATAAAATTGCTAGAAACGAATTTGAATGGTTACGTGGACAATCTTTAAGACTGCTCAGAGATAATGGTCAAGAACCTAAGATTTGGTTTACTGGTCACCGCCATCATATTAAAATTGATGACTTTGGTGTGTTCACTCGTTTCCAATGCCCAAGCCAAGAATCAGATGGTTTATCAAGTAGTTCAGGATCAAAATATTACACAGATTCCAGCGGCAAATGGAGTTCTCCAGGTTCTATGACTTTGCTTGTTGGTAAACACGATTTGCGTGGCTGGTCAGACTTGGCTGTT